CCGCCGGGTCCATGTGGCACTCGCAGTATCGCACCCTATGATGTTGCCTTCCGTTAACAGTACAACGTCGGCACCCGGTAATTTAATATACATTTCGTGGCTCAATGGCTGGCCTGTCAACACCCCTGTCAACGCTTCGCCCCATACCTCGCGGTATGCAACGCATGACTCGGGGACCTTGTGGATTGCTGGTCCTTCAATGGTCGGGGACTTTCACCCCTTGATCTCTAACCGGTCTCCCGGCGCACGCTGTATAAATAAACAGTATACCGGTTGCATGAAATGTTCAACCCCTCTGCAGCACTTTTTGCCAACACCATGCTTATGTTTAGATTGATGTTTTTCCATAATAAAAAACCCGCCGAAGCGGGTTTTATCATGCTGCAATGCCTTTTTTCAGGCACATATCCGGTAAATTAGCCCTAACCAGCGCCTCAGCAAAAGGCGGAGGAACCGCATTACCACAACGCGCAACCTGCTTATCCTTCGCATACTTCACACCGCGGTAATCCTGGTCGATGATGTACCACTCCGGGAACCCCTGCGCCCGGTAGAGCTCATGTGGCTGCAGCATGCGCATACCGATGTCGACAATGCGGTAAGTCACCCCGCCGATATCCACCAGCCCGGTGCTATCCTCCCCGCAGTATTTCTGCAGGAACGCCAGCACCTGCTGCGCGCGCTCTTCGTCATAGTCCTCGACCGCCAGAGTCGTTTTAACCTCCCCTACGTGCTGCCCGCCGGCAGTGATAGTAGGCATCGGCTCGTCAGTTGTCTGGCCATCACGGCAGGTACCGCGGAGTTTTATCAGGTGGGACGTGACCATTGCAGCATCAGCCTTTGTCGTCATGGTCTGAAGTGGCTCGCTAACGTCTCGCGGCCTGCTCTGCCCAGCACGACCGCCAACACCAACAATCTGCGCAGTAACCAGCGCGTGATGATCGACAGTGGTAACTGAATGAGCGGGTTCGCCCAGGTCAATACCGGCGCCCTGGTAGTTCCCGCCGTAGTGTTTCGCCAGAAATGCTGACACCAACTGAGATTTACCTCCCCCTCCAGCGGTAATCGTAGCGCTTGGCTCGTCTACGGGGTGGCCGACGCTGGCACCGAATTGCCGGGCGATAACTGGAGCGACGACGCAGGCTCGTGACTCTTTCAGGATGGTGTGAGCAGGTTTATCAAGCGGGCGCGGTTTCGCCTGGTATTCGCTGCCACCGTTGCCAGCGAGGAAAGGGACAAGGCCCGCCTCAACAAACCCCAGCGCATGACCATTCCCGCCCGGGCGCCTGGACGTGCCAGCCGTCACCGTTGGTACCGGTTCGGTGACTGGCTGTCCGGTTGCGCCGGTGCGGAACTTTGTCAGATGAGGTACCGCGATTGCGTAGCCGTGGGTTTTCGTAATCGTCTGCTGCGGATCGTCCAGTGCCTGCCCCCGGAAACAGTCATATTTCCCGCGTGTCGTTGTGTGATTGCACTTCACGATGAACGGCGAAGCGCTTTCGATAACAAAGCGCTGGATTCCCCGGGCAATGCGACGGAGCGTGTTTTCCGCCAGCGGTTTTTTGCGGCCAAAAATCGACGGAGCTGGGATTGACCAATCAATGCATTCTGCAGCTGTTCGCCATGGCGCCAGTTTTCCGGCCAGCACCGCCGGTGATTTCGGATCCCCGTGGGTTGCTTCCGGCCAGACTATTGGTTGCCTGTCCCGGCGCATCACCATGAAGAACCGCTTACGGATGGTCGGCGCGCCATAGTCGCAGGCGCGCAGCGCACGGAAGTCAGCAACGAGGTCAGGACTGATAACCAGACGACGGCCGTCGCACAGCTTGTGCTCTTCGGCTCGAATGTCAGCGAATACCGCGCGAGTATCTCGTTTGTTGAACCAGAACATGCGGGAGCCACAGCACATGTCCAGAATGGTATGCTCGGTCATTTGGCCCCCTCGCGCAGCTGGTTTGCGATGCACGAAAAAAAAGACTCCCGCGTATGACTGTTAAGAGCTGATGCAAACGCCGCGTTAAGAACGGCAGCATCACAGCCGTCATCGGTATAGAGCGCGATTTTTTTCTCAAGGCGCGCTTTGGCTTCCTGCAGCTGCATACCCCGGCAGGCACGCGGGATATATTCCGCAATCTGTGAAATAGCCTTTTCGTTCTGTTTAAACATGCTTCACCTCGATAGGCTTGATGGTGTCGAGCAGCAACCGGCGGCGCGTATTTTCTGCAAAGTGACGGCGCCCGGTTTCTTTGTGGTAAAACTCGTTTTTGCCGACGACCCACATCCGCTCTGTCTGGTGCAGTTTTTTTACCTGCGGACCGTCTTTGGTGATCACGGTGCCGGTATGGGTTTTTACGATTGTCATACGGCCTCCCCAAGCACCCAGCGCAGAGCCGCCGCGTATTCACCGCTGGCACCTTCGAGGGCTTTTGTGATTTCTTTGCGTGATTTGAGACGCGGCTTTGCTTCACCGAGAATCTGGCGTTGTCGACGAGCTTTTTCATGGCCGGTTGTGCCAGCAGTTGCCGCTTCGATTTCAGCGACCTTCTCCCGCTGCTCTTCTGGTTTGAGAGATGCCAACTGACGCGCCTGGGTAACGGTGACTGTGCCAGCCTCCACCGCTTCCCTGACGGCCTGAGTAGCATCGAGGAGGGAGAGCGTTGCTCGAACGGTTTGAACGCTGCAGCCAAACAACACCGCAATGTCGTCCTCATCGAGCCCGCGGTCGAGCGCGTCTGACATTTTTTTAGCCCGGCCAAGCGGTGTATCAGGTCGGCGAATTTCGTTTTCACTGACCATGTATTTAGCCATCTGATTTGCTGATCCGCGCTTAACGACTCCAGGTACAAGCAGTGGGTCTTTGCCTTCTTTCAGACGGAGTTTATTTGCCTCCAGGGTATGTTTAACGCGCTGACGGCCAACAACTACGCAGGTGAGCCCAGTTTCGGGGTCTTTCCAAACGATGATCGGCTCCAGTACACCCAGCTCCGCAATGTTCAGTACCATCCCTTCCTCGATAGGCAGGTGTACACGCTCATCGTAAAGTGGGTGGGTCTTATCGGTGACCAGGTGCAGGTTTTCAGGCTCGAAACTGAGCACGTTTGTTTTGCCGCTGGCACCGTATACATCGATTGAATTCTTAGCCATGAATAGCCTCCTGAACATCTAAAACTCGCTGAAAAACAGGACTGCCAAGCAGGCTGTAATTCATCCCAACAGCAACTTTCGGCACCAGGCCAAAACGCTTCATGTCAAAGTCGATGACGGCCCGCTGATCGCGGAACAGCCCCAAACGACCATGCCGGACAACCTCGCCAGTCGCTTCTGCTTCGGCAAAATACCGCTGGACAGTAGCGCGGCTCAGCCCCAGTTTTTTCATTGCCTCGGCGGTCGTGAGTCGCCCCTGATGTCTGGTGATACGAATCACTGCGCGGACATACTCCCGGCGCTCAACAGCAGAAAATGCTCTAGCCATGTTTTCCTCACTTAACGACGCGCAGATGGCGGACGTTTTTGCGATAACTATCCCAGTCGAAGTTCACCCACATGCCGCCGTCCATCTGGAGACGGTCGAGAATGCGCGCGCCGAGGGTGTCCGTCAGAGATTCGTAGTTCAGGTTCGTCAGGATGCCGACCGGACGCATCGACGACAGGCGGCGATCGATAACCTGGTTCAGAATGACCTTTTCGCCGCTGCTGCCGCGCTGAATGCCTACTTCGTCCAGGATGAGCAGATCTACCCGGCAAAGGTCGTCCAGAAGCGAAGCCTCTGACTGCCCGTCGTCGTAGCACTCGCGAACACGTAGCATCAGGTCAGGAATAGTCACCACCAGCACAGAGCGACCACCAGCCAGCAGGTGATTTCCGATTGCGGCCGACAGATGGTTTTTCCCGGTTCCCGGCGCTCCGCTGAATACGAAACTGGCGAACCCTGAACCGAAGTTCTGTGCGTAACTTTTCGCCATCGTGAGCGCCCGGCGCTGACCATCTCCTGCCACCTGGTAATTTGCGAACGTGCAGCTCCGATGCAGATCTTGAATTCCCGCTCGTCCGAATATTTTTTCAGCACGGGTACGCTGGTTTTGTTTTTCCAGTTCTTCGCAGCGTTTGCGCCCTTCCTCGGCCTGCCAGGTTCTCCACTCCTCTACACTGCCAAACTTAGGCTCTACACCCGGAGGGATGAGTTTTTTCAGCCGCTCCAGCGCACTACCAGTACCAATCATATTTTTCATCACTACCCCCTGAACCCACTCGGAATTAATTTATCTGGCTGGGATATTGAGTTCGGATCCCGTTTACCGGTTGGTACTTCGAAGCTCCACAACTCCTCGTAGTGCTTTGAGGGACCGAAAAACGTGGACGCTTGTTTCACGTACTCAGTGTTGAGTTTTCCGGCAGCAGTGACGTAATCCGCATATCGTCGAACACCATCGGTAAGCTCCTGCGCTGTTGCGCCTGATTTAATTCGGGCAGTCCAGGCTTTGAACGCATCGACCTTGCTATTGCCTCCTGCGCGCTTTGGGTATTCCCTCCAGGCCAGTTCAAATTCCTCCGGGTAACTGCTTTTCGGCTTTTCAGATGGAGCTTCATCGGAGGATCCACCATCTGGGGGGGTGGCGGAGCCATGCCCCGAAAGATCTTTATCTTGTTCTTGTTCCTGATCCTGTTCCTGATCTTGGCTTAGAAGCCCCTTCGAAGCCCCTTCTGAAATATGGCGTGATTCGCGCTTAAAATTCAGATGAAAATCCGTCTTGTAACGTTCATAAAATGATGAAAGAAAAGGATTTTCAGGCAACGAAGAATATTCATTCCTGACGCCAGCGCAGCGGTTATCACCGGGCTTTAATGCCTTCCCTACCTGATAGGCCGCCATTTCATGCACCCAGACCATCTCTGTGTCCTCGTCATAGCTACAAAATCCAGCTTCAATGGCGCTTTTAAGCCCCTTTGAAGCCCCTTCCAAGCCCAGACCTGTTTCATGGGCTATGTATAGAATTGGCAGGTAATACAACCCGAGCATGTTTGCGTGTGGCGAGGTCATGAGATAAAACGAGACCACCTGCGCTTCAGCGCCTTTTTTCCGCAGTTCACGACCTGTTTTTCCTAGCCAGAATTGCGGTGCGACTGTTGCATAGTCACGCATAGATACTCCTGAACTTATGACGTTGGCTTATTGGTCTTTTCGGCGTACTGAAAAATAATTTCGACGCACAAAAAGACACATTTCTGACAGATAGAGACGCCGAGGCCGGCGATTAGAACGCCCGAAACCTCGATGTTGGTCACCCCGCAGAAAGAACACTTGTGAGTTGGCTGGATGTTTACCTCAGCACTGGTTCCTGACATACTTACCTCGCAATTACCTCTTCGTTTTTGCACCTGAAAGCCGTTGGTGTTGCTGCACCGCGGCTTTCGTCTTTCAGAACAACCCAGCCTGCTTGCTACCTTTTCGCACCGCACGTTTAGCTGTACGGCGTTCAGTCGCACTGGTCTGCTTCTCCGCCCATAAGCGGCCATGCCTGAGAGCATCATCGAAAATCGCCCCTTTTTTAGTTGCCTGTGACATTCGGTTGTATAAGTCCTCCGCATGCCTTGCCCCCCCCCCCTGAGCCACTGGAACAGAAAACCCCTCGCTCAGAAGTATTTTTTCAACCTGGTTACGAACGTACTCACCCCACCCCATACCACCTCCTACAGCGTGCACAGCATCGAGCTAACGAGTGTCATCAGCGTTCCTGTCTGCTCAGGCATCAGCCTGAATAGAGAAGCTATTCCCTCGCTCACCTCCTTCAGTTTCTGGTGCTCTGGTGCGTTCAGCATCACCGCCTGCTTTGCTTCAGCGCATTCCTTCATGGCCGAAGACAGGCGCGACAAAATATCGTCCTGATGCACCAGGCGATGGCGGAATTCAAGCGGCAGAACGGTCATGATTGCCGGGGTAAGAAGGCGAACGTACTCGCGATAGCGCTCAGAATCGGCAGGGTTGTCCAGGTAGCGAAAAAGCTTCTGTCGGGCACGGCTGATATCATCAGGGAACGCGATCTCATCACCGCCCTGCTGGCGCCACTCATCGATGATATGTGCCGATACAACATCCTGGCCCTCAGCTGCAGCCCAGGCGCGAACAGCAGAGCGAATAGCGTCGTGATCTGACTCTCTCAGCTGATTTCGCTTTATCAGGGCGCCGGTGTTGAATCCGGTATTTTGTTGAAAGGAAAGTGTTTGCATAGTCAGCCTTCCTGTTTCGGCAGGCCGTCTGTGGGGTTTGGATACGCCTCAGGATCAATTTCATGAGGTGTAACCTGCCAATTAAGAAACTTACAAAGCGCGCGCACCCGTGACGTAGGGACTTTTCCAGAATTCATCCAGCGACTTACTGCCTGAGATGAAAGACCCATTGCCTCACCAAGCGCGGTTTGTGTAGTGATTGATTTAACTTTGTTTTTAAGTTGCTCGTTCATGACTCCTCCTTTTGTTGAAAATAAGCATACACATTGAAACCGTATGTTTCAATTAAATTACTCCAATTTGTTTCAGTTACTTCTGAAACGCGGGGTTGTAAAATGGAAAGTATGACTACCGAAACCAATCAAGTTTTTGCTTACAGGTTTAACCAAGCCATTACTGAGCATGGTTGGAACCTTTCCGATTTAGCCCGCCGCGTTGGTGTAACGCCGCAGGCGGCTCAGAAGTGGGCGAAAGGAATCTCTATTCCGCGGGGCAAGAAGATGAAGTTGCTTGCTGAAGTAACGGGAAAGCCCGAGCACTGGTATTTCATGCAGCCTGATACAGATGATCCCGAACTGGTAGCTCAACTAGGTCTTCCCAAAAAACTCGATGTTACAGAAGAGGCGCTCCTTAGCATCTTTAACCAACTTCCCGAAGCGGAAAAACTACGTTTAATCCTTCACGCAAAGGGCGTTTTGAGAGACCTTCAAGCACTAAAAGATGATGTTGGTGATTTGATAAAAGACCTTAACCGCTAACTCCCCGCCCCCTAACGCTGACATAGTCGGCGTTTTTTTCGCCCTCAATTACTAAATTTAGTTTCAATTATTTGACTATTGAAATTAATGGTTGTAAATTTAGCTCATCGACAACAAACGCATTGTTGTCAGGTGGTAAACGTTCCGCTGGCCGGCGACAAGGCAGAGGTTGAAATGAGTAAACAAGGCATTAGAGCCATGGTCATTTCGGCAGTAATTGGACTCTTCATCTGGATAGCGCTTATCAGCGCACTGAGGGAGTTATTTCTATGAATGATTTCGCACGCAAACCCGCTCGTCAGCAGGCTGTTCGTTTAAGTCCGCTGTCAGCTTTCATCCGCCGGGTGTGCTACATGCTCGCGCAAAAAGGAGACCCTTCATGAGCACGATGTTTGCCCTGGTTCTCACCGTCAGCATGCTGACGGGCGGTAATCAGGATGTCCTGCTCGGCGTTTACGACACTGAGAATGACTGCAAGGCAGCTGCAGAAGAGCAACACGTGAAAGCCGAATGTTATCCGCTGAAGGGTGTACTGGACGAGCATCCAGCCGGATTCACGGCGCATATGTAGGGGGAAGAATGCAGAAGAAATGCGGTTACTGCCGTAAAGCAATCGAGGGAAAACCAGTAGTAAGCACCCTGTTATACCTCCAGGGAAACCAGCTCGCACGGAAAGAAAAAGAGTATTGCTCTGAACGTTGCGCCTCTTACGACCAGATGGCACACGAGAGCTAACGTAAACCCGCCGAAGCGGGCTGTACGTCCGGTGCCACCGACCAAAGTTACACCGGAAATTACCAAAACCAATGACCACCCTGAATGGGCGCTACCAATGGCCCGGGGGATTCTACATCCAAAATAGAGGCTATCACATGGAATATTTTTATCTGATAAAAGCGACTCAAAAATCGGGTAAAGCTGATGCCGTAATCTGGCGCACTAATAAATCAGAAGCTCGCGCCCTTCTGCAGCTGGACGTCGATCTGGAAGACGCAGGGATCGAAACAGGCCGCGGCAAAGACTATCAAAAACCAATTCGTACCGATTTCCCGGTATTCAACGACCTGCCGGCGGAGGGTGTTCTCGATTACTCATGGTGCGAACGCTACCAGCTCGGCGATGATGGCCGAACCTGGACTTTGAAGCCAGGACAGGCGCCTGCTGATGTTCATCACGGCGATGATGCCGGGGTATCCGCTGAGCCCGTTAGTGGCGAGTTTGTTGAAGCCAATACTACTGGCGACGCGGCACAAGGTGAGACCGTGGAAACTTTCGGTAGTGATGAATACCAGGACGATTCCAGCGCGCTTTTTAACGTGGCAGAACTCCCCTTTCGCGCTCAGTTGCTGGCGCAGTACATGGCTGAAGAACGTCACGTTTATCATATCAGCATGCCTCACCGGCAGGAGCTGTCAGCTCTTGAAATGGACACTGATAATGCGGCCGTCCAGGATCTGATTCTGGCCGCCGAGAATGTCCCTGAAATCAAAAAATACGATATGCCGGCGCTCTGGAAATTCACCAGCGCCAATAAAAAAGTCTTCCCGGAAGGGAAACGGCATGAGCTCGGTAAGCGTATCCAGTTTGCTAAGCTGTGGTTCGCCACGAACGCGATCGACCGCGGCATTCTCACCAGGGAATGGGCTGCCGGTAACTGTATTTCTTCAGTTATGAAAACTGATGCAGGAACTAATGCTGGCGGCGGTAATAAAACCGATCGCAATCCCGACTACACCCATACCCTTGATACGCTCGATGTAGAAATAGCCCTGGCCACAATGCCAATGGATTTCGATATCTACAATTTCCCGGCATCAATTCACCGCCGGGCCAAAGAGATCGTCCAGAAGAAAGAAAGTCCGTTCAAGGAATGGTCGGCAGCGCTGCGCAAGGTTGCAGGCATCCTGGATTATTCCCGCGCCGCGATTTTTGCCCTTATTCGTGGCGCCACTAGCGACATTCATCATTTCCCGGTAAGTCTGCAGACCTATATCAATGCGAACCTGACCGAGCATAAGCATGACGCCCCTTCTGCTGAGACTCTTGAAAAAGCTGGTCATGTTTCATCTGCCGCCGTCACTCTGGACGCTGTGAAAAAGGCTATCGATGGAGATGAAGGTGTGCCTGACCTGGAAACTCTCCCAACTGACTTTCAGGTAATTGGCACCGAACTGGTGAAAGAAGCTCAAAAGAAACGCCCTGACGCTAATCAGGTTCTGGCCGCCGAACGTGGCGAATATGTCGAAGGCATCAGTGACCCCACGGATCCGAAGTGGATAACCGAAGACCTGACCAAACCCAAACAGCCTGAAGTTTCAAACATGGGCAATGGTGTTTTTTCGATTGATGGTCTGATGGATAGCCAGCCATCACCAGCACCAGCACCAGCACTTTCTATCGTGGACCAGGCGCGCCAGCGCGCTGCAGAAGAAAAATTACATCCAGCTAATTCCGGGGAAACCACCAGCGATGTGCAGATGGAAACGGCTCAGCCGGTCGAAGACGAAAATGATAATGCGGTATCAGCAGGCGAAGGCGCTGATGAGCCTCCTGCGCAAACAATTGCCGTGAACATGAGCAAAATACTGGCTGAACGCTGCCCGGATCTTACCACCGAAGTGCTGAAAAGCCAGATTTCAGAGAGTGCTCATAGCGATGAAGAGGAAGAGGCTGAACAAGCAGCGCCAGCATGGCCAGAGTATTTCGAGCCTGGTCGATATGAAGGCGTGCCAAATGAGGTCTACCACGCCGCTAACGGCATCAGCTCCACGATGGTTAAAGATGCCCGGGTATCGCTGATGTATTTCGAGGCGCGCCACGTATCCAAAACCATCCAGAAGGTGCGCTCTCCTGTTCTGGATATGGGCAATCTGGTGCATGCACTGGCGCTGCAGCCTGATCAGCTGGAAAAAGAATTCAGTATCGAGCCGGAAATCCCGGAAGGCGCCTTCACCACTACGGCGACGATCCGCGCATTTATCGACGAATACAACAACGGGCTTCCGGTTTTACTCAGCGCAGATGACATCAAAAGATACCTGGAGGAATACAACGCGAACCTGCCCGCCCAGGTTCCCCTGGGTACATCAGTTGAAGAAACCGGCCAGGGTTATATGTCTTTACCTGCTGAGTTCCAGCGCATTGAAGACGGTCAGAAGCAAACCGCCACCGCAATGAAGGCCTGCATCAAAGAATACAACGCCACCCTGCCCGCCCAGGTGAAAACCAGCGGTGGCCGCGATGCCTTACTGGAACAGCTGGCGCTTATTAATCCTGACATGGTTGCTCAGGAAGCACAGAAGGCGCAGCCCCTGAAAGTCTCTGGCACAAAGGCCGATCTGATTCAGGCCGTGAAATCGGTAAAACCGGATGCCGTGTTTGCCGACGAGCTGCTGGATGCATGGCGCGAGAACCCGGAAGGAAAAGTGCTGGTTACCCGCCAGCAGCTGGCTACGGCACTGGCCATTCAGAAAGCACTGTTGAATCACCCGACCGCTGGCAAGTTGTTGACGCACCCGAGCCGTGCCGTCGAGGTGAGCTATTTCGGCATTGATGAGGAAACCGGGCTGGAAGTTCGCGTGCGTCCTGACCTTGAGATAGACATGGGCGGCCTGCGCATCGGTGCAGACCTTAAAACCATCAGCATGTGGAACATCAAGCAGGAAGGCCTGCGCGCGAAGCTGCACAGAGAAATCATTGAGCGCGATTACCACCTCAGTGCGGCTATGTACTGCGAAACCGCAGCCCTTGATCAGTTCTTCTGGATATTCGTCAACAAAGACGAGAACTACCACTGGATCGCCATCATCGAGGCATCCGAAGAACTGCTGGAACTCGGCATGCTGGAATATCGCAAAGCAATGCGTGCCATCGCGAACGGTTTCGACACTGGCGAATGGCCGGCGCCGATTACAGAAGACTACACCGAAGAACTTAACGATTTTGATGTGCGCCGTCTCGAAGCGCTGCGCGTACAGGCATAAGGGGGAACAACAATGTCCAATTTAGTCGCAACTACTGAAAACCAGACCCAGAAGATCGACAACGTTTCTATCCTGACGAACGGTGAATTGTTCAACCGCCTGCGCACGCTCTCGGAAGTAATGGCCAATAGTGGCAACTTCGTGCCTGAGCATTATCGTGGGAAACCAGATGCGTGCATGGCTGTTGTGATGCAGGCCGCGCGCTGGGGAATGGATCCTTTCGCTGTAGCGCAAAAGACTTTCATCGTTGGTAATTCAGGTGTGCTTGGTTATGAAGCGCAACTGGTTAACGCTGTGATCAATACCATGGCTCCGACAAAAGACCGTATTCACTTTGAATGGTTTGGGGCATGGGAAAACATCGTTGGACGCTTCGTGGAGAAGACAAGCAGCCAGAACAAAAAGTACATCGCACCAGGCTGGAATTTGAAAGATGAAGCTGGCGTGGGCGTCCGCGCCTGGGCAACGCTCAAAGGAGAATCAGAACCTCGCGAGCTTGTGCTGATGCTTTCACAGGCACAAGTCCGCAACTCTACACTGTGGGCGAGCGACCCCCGTCAGCAACTGGCCTATCTCGCCGTTAAACGTTGGGCGCGGCTGTACTGCCCGGATGTAATCCTCGGGGTCTATACCGCCGATGAAATTGACGAACGCGAAGAAAGGGTTATCAACCCGGCGCAGACAGAAAAGGTCACGCTGAATGAGATAACACACTCCGTTGGCGATTCCACCAGCACGCAAGAGCCTGCATCTAACGTTGACTCTGTTGCTCACGAACTCCGAGAGCGGATTGATACAGCTGACTCAGTGGACCAGGCCAAAGCCATTCGTGTAGACATCGAATCACAGAAAGCTCTGCTGGGTACTGCTTTGTATACCGAACTGAAGAGTAAGGCGGTGAAACGCTACTACCTTGTTGATGCGAAGAACAAAGTTGAGGCTGCCATAAATTCACTTCCTAACCCGGGGGATCCGGAAGCCGAAGCGTTATTCGCGAAGGCAGAAAGCACCCTGACCTCATCGCGCCGCCACCTCGGTGATGAACTGTATGACCAGTTCCGCATCACCCTGGACGACATGAAACCGGAATACGTGGGCTAAGGGAGGCGGGAGGGTTCGCCCTCCCGGTAACGATATGACGAAAGTTTCTGAGCGCGGAATGATTTTTAACGCTGAGATGGTGCGGGCGCTGCTCGACGGCCGGAAGACGCAGACACGCCGGATTATAAAGGACTGCACGGTCGGAAGAGACCCAATTTCAAAATTCATTAAGATCGGGAAGAAGTTTATCGGCTGTTACCCGGAAGATGTTCCTGAACTAATCAGGGAATGCTGCCCATACGGAGTACCAGGCGATCGCATCTGGGTGCGCGAGACGTGGGCGGAAGCTGGCGCCAGCGCGCCGGACCTAAAGCTTTATCGTGCTAATTACCCTGAGCATGTTCCTTCGATTTATGAAAACGTGCCGCCGGCTGAAGAAATTCGCTGGACGCCATCCATTCACATGCCACGCACCGCCAGCCGCATTCTGCTGGAAATCACCGACGTTCGCGTTGAGCGCCTACGCAGCATGAGCCAGGACGATGCACGCGCCGAGGGTGTTATTGCCGCATCTGGCCCTATGGAAGCCGGTTTAGCATTCCGCGAGCTGTGGGACTCAATCTACGGCGAGGAGAGCTGGAAAGCCAACCCCTGGGTTTGGGTTATCGAGTTCAAGCGCGTTGAAGGTGGTGCAGCATGAGTCTTAAACATCGATTACCTGAGCTGGAAGCCAGCATCGACCCGGCAGCATTGCGTGCAGCCGCCGACGAATATTCGGATCTGCTTCTGACTTTGTGCTTATGCATGAAGATGGCCGGCCCCACCCGGGCGAACGTGCGCGCCTGCGCCTGCGAGCTTAAAAAACGCCTGACAACCTGGCACAGCCATAAAGAGCTCAATGCAATTCTGTCCAGTTGGGATCCCGTTGGCTATGTTCTCGGCCTCCGCCGTGAAGCGAACGACAACGCGCGCGCAGCTGGCGATCCGGTTGATGTCTTTGTGTGAGGTGTATATGCGACTGATTAACCGAAGCAAACAATCACCACTGGGCCGCCAGGCGTGCGATGCGGCACTGGCAAAACACGTTGAGCTTTATGGCGATTATGGCCGGCAGAAAATGAAGCGGACCTATACCGTCGTGGTACAGGGCACAAAAATCACAGTTGAGGTGGTTAACCGACGCTGCAGTTACGTGGCTACTGCTATGAATTGCGCACGTAGACTGCGCGCACTGGCTGGGCAAGTTTCCTGATAATGATACGGCCCCGAAAGGGCCCAATGGAGATAATGATGAGCAATGAACTCGAATTGATGAAAACGCGCGATATCTGCGAACAACTCTGCATTACACCGAGAACACTGGATCGCTATCGCAAGCGTAAAAAGAGCGAAAACCCCTTCCCTGATCCAGACTGTTCATATATGGGCGGCCCAAACAAATGGCTGAAAAGCAGAGTAGTCGCCTGGCAGCAAAAAGAGATGGTTAGGAAAACCAGACGGCCAATGTCACATCTGAATCTGCCCCGCGATAACAAAGGTCGCCTTATCCGGCCTGACGCGGCGTGAACTCCAGTACATCGGGCTCGATGATGCTCATCAGTCGGGCCCACCACTTGCCATATGCCTCTCTCATTTCTTCTATATATGTATGCTTGTCATATACAGACCATACGCCGGGCAGTTTATGCCCCAGCATTATCTCAGCAATATGCGGCTCGGTAAGCTCAGAAAAGTTTGTGCGCGCAGTTCTGCGCAGATCGTGAATCGTGAAGTGGGGCACTTGCTCGTTATAAGCTTTCAGCATGAACTTAACCAGGTTGCTGCTGATGCTCATATGGAAGCCTTCACTCATCGGCTTATCTTCGTACTTAGAGAAAACGAAGCGACCAGGTGCAAGATCAATGGCCCGTTTTATCAACGGTAGCATTTCTGGAATTATCGGTCGAAGTATCGGTTTTTTACTCTTCCGCCCGGTTTTGTGGTTTTCCCATGGAACGGTCCAAATACCCTCTTCAAAATCGAAATGCGATACTTCGGCCTGCCTCAGTTCGCCGACCCTGCATGCCCATAGCAGAGAGAGTTTATAAAGTATCTTGTTTCGTTCCATCAGGCGCGAGTCCTCAATAGCTCGCCATACTATCGCCAGTTCTTTTCTATCAAGGGTGCGCTCCCCCATCTGCTTCTGGATCCCGAAATCGCGGCCAGACATTTCAGACAGAGGGTTGGTCTCAAGTAGTTGACGTTTAACCGCCCATGAATAGCACTGCCGGCCGTTGCTGATTACCCGGCGGGTGATCTCACTATAACCCTGCGCCAGTCTGTCCAGAACCGTAAGCCAGTTATGTAGCGTCAGCTGGTGTGCCGGGTATTTACCTAGTTTAGGGAAAACGTGAAGTTCGAACGTCCGCAGGATCTGCCCTGCTGTTTCTTTCTGGATACAAACCATGGCGTGCCATTCGCGGAAAAGTTCCTCGAATGTGTACTGGCTGTTTATTTTTGCTTTATCGAGGCTTTGCCTGATTCGAGGATTTTCCCCGCGGGCAAGAATCGCAGCCCATTTGGCTACTTCATCGCGCGCGGCCTTTAAACCGAACTCAGGATAACTGCCGATCGTCATCTTGTCCTGCTTCCCCAGAAAGCGGAAACGGTAAAAAAAGGTGACGGCGCCCTTTTTAGAAATGCGCACCCAAAGGCCGTCCCGGTCAGCTTTCTCTTCTACCTTGTCTCGTTCGCGCCCGAGGCACGACTTTAGATAACTATCTGAAATAGCCAT